GACGCCAGAGCAGCAACTCCAGCAGTTGCTGCAGCCGTGGTAATGACCCCGGTCGAAGGCACGGGGACTGTGATCTCCGTGCCAGGTATCGTGATTTCAGTTATTTCTGCAGTCTGTGAAGGAATATCGATTGGCGCTTGTAGTATTTGCACTGGCGGGGATGTCACTTGGCGCGGTGGTGCCGATGTCTTTTTTGGTTCCTCTTTCTCCTCAGCTTCGTTCTGCTCAGCTTGCGCTTCCCGAATTTGAGCAGCTGACGGAAGAACTAAAGGTTGATAAGACGGCAGAGGAGCTGACGGCAAAGGCAGCGTCATGCGGGGAGGCAATGGGGCTGCCGGGGGGAGCTTTACATAAGGAATAATTGGAGGTTCACCCATTACGCCTCGCCCTGCATTCTTGCGATTAATCGGTTCAAGTACCAGCGACTTTTTTGAGCATCTTGCAGCGAGCTGCCCTTGTACCAAATTCGCAAAAGATATTTCAAGGTCTGGCCAAGTAGATAACCGCTGACTGCATCATCTGCTCCAGCAACGGCGTCTTCAATGACTTCAATTGCTTCAGTGCGGCCTTGCTTGTAGTGAGACGGTGAATTGACTTGATCCTGCATGGGCAAAAAAAAACTCCCGGCAGGTGTGAGGACTGCCGGGAGGCTTGGTGTGTCTCGCTCGCTAAGCGTAATCAAAGATTGAACTTCGCGCCAGCTTTTAAGCCAAACGTCAGCTCATCGCCAGTGATGAAAGACACTTCGCCGTAAAGAGGGCCGCTGCCGATTCCTGCTTTGCCAGAAAACTCGATCTCAGTCTCGCCTGAATCGGGAACAAGAGCAGCTGGACCCGCTTGGAGGTAGGCACCGTTGTCAAAAGCGTAACCAACATGCAGCTCGCCAATGCCGCCACCAACGCCAGACTCAGCGCCAATGCCGACATTCGCTTCGGGGTTCAGGTACACATTGCCAGCAATTGCACCGCCAGAGGAAAGCGCGATAGCGCCTACAGCAAAAAGAGAAGGCTTGATCATGGAAAGAGGAAAACCTCTTGAAATCGTAGCTGGACTGTCAAGCCAAAGGGTCTGACTTGCCGGCCAGAATTCTGATCGCACGTTTGTAATACCAGTTATCAGTTTTTCCTGCCTTTTCAAGAGCTAACTTGATCTTCATCCAGCTGGCTCTTGTTTCGGCATCCATTACTTACCTTGACCGCGTAGCATTTTTTTATTATGGCGTGGCCTGCTGTTTGTGCCATTCCCTTGACGGCTTTTTTTTGGTTTTCCAGGCTTAAACTCAACGCGAGCCAAGCCAGTGCGCGATTTTGCAGGCATCAGTCGTTATCGGAAATGTCGGCAAAGTTTAGGCCTTTGTATTTCAAAGCTAGACCTGTGTAGAGACCATGCTGCGGATGATCCTTGGCGTTGCGACCGTCGTGCGCGTATAAAGCATCAATCCACGACTGAATGTTGCTCATCGCCTCAACATCTTCCGCGCCAGGCTTGCACGGAATCATTGGATCAGGTCGCTGCATCAGAACGGTTTGGTTGGCCAGGTCACAGTGTAAGGAAAGCCTTCTTGACTGGGAACGTCTCGCAATGCTTGGCGATATTCCGTCCAAGTTGACGCGACACTAGAGTCGGACAGCTGCGTCCAATCAGTTTCAGCCAAAAGCTGATTGCGCTTTGCTCGCGTATTTTGTGCGGCGGTTGCCTGAATCTGCTGCTGCTCTTCGTCTGACAACGTGATCACGTTCCAGGCTTGCTTCCATACGCCGCTTTCCAAAACTGGCGTAGCTTCTTCAAGGCGCTGTGAGCGACGATCGATGCTTGGCTGGGACGTAAGAGTAACCTCTACAACGCCAAAGTCTGAAAGGTCTTGACCCTCCAGCGGTAGCCGAAAACTGGTGTTAGGGAACTTGCGCTTAATTTCAACCGAACCAATCGGGTAAGCGGTGATCGCGCTGTTTTCTACGAATGCGAAAGGCATGGTCCTTACAGATCAGTTTTGGACGAAGTTAAGCTAGAAGCCGCATCCGTCAGGCTAGGTGCGGTGGTTGATCCAGGCAAAGAATACTGGTCGATGCCGTTGCCTATGCCACCACCTACATACATGTGATCGCCGTCAGGTGAAATGTAAAGGCAGGTAGGAGACGTTTCCTCTGTTGCAATAGAAAATTCGCTGTCAATGTCGGTGCTTGATGTCAACACGCCTGAAAGTGTGTATGCGGTTGATGGATTGAATTGATACACTTTGTCTCCGGTTAGGCCTACGACATAAAGGCGTGTACCATCTTCTTTTATAAAAAGACCTGAAGGAAAGCCATCTACAGTTGAAGTAGTACTGCTGTCATGACTTAGGGTTGTAATATCCCAAGCAGTTGAAAGGGTGTAGCGATGAATTTTATCAGAAGATGGGCCTGTGTAGTACATATTTAAGCCGTCAGGACTAAAGCAAATACCCCTGAAGCCAGTTTCTTGAGAGCTGACGCCAGTAGCGGCAGTAGTATGGGAGAGCGTGCTTAAGTCCCACGCGGTTGACATAGTGTATCGATGAACTCGATAATAGTCCCTGTCTAGACTGTAAAGCTCTGTTCCATCTGGACTTATAAAAAGACCGTGGGGGAGTGTGTGGTAGAAATGAAACGAAGAAGACGGAAACGTGTAGTCAATACTTCCGTGAGTGCTGATGTCCCAAGCGGTTGACAGAGTGGTTTGAATCATTGTTCTATTGCCGCGCAACATGTAGACTTTCGTCCCATCAGGCTTAAAAAATAAACCTAGGACATCATTGCCGCCAGAATTTACATCATCAAATCGAACGTGACTTGCGTTCGCAACATCGTCCCAGATAGTGCCGCTGTAAAACGACTCTTGGTCTGTCAGTGTTGACGCTGCATCGGTCAGCGTTGAGGTTGCGGCAGTTAGAGAAGTTGATGCGTAAACAAAGTCTCCATACGTGCCAGTCAAGGAGCCATCTGCAGGCAGCTTTACGATGAGCCCGTCAGTGTTTCCGCTTATGGTTGTAGAGCCGGCAAGATAGATGTTGTCAGAGCCGTCTGCGAAAATACTATAACCGCTTTCAGCTGCGGTCGTACCTAGAGAACGCTGCCACTGAAGAGTTCCTGAACTGTTGTATTTAACAATAAGCACATCACTACCACCTTGGCCTGCTGAAGACGTATTGCCAATTGCATAAACATTGCCAGAGGAATCCAAAGCCGCAGATCTAGTATTATCACCTCCCGTGCCACCAATAATACGCTGCCATTGAAGAACACCGGACGAATTATATTTGGCAATGCCAAAATCACTACCGCCTTGACCTTCCGAAGATGTTTCAAAAGAAACATAGCTATTACCTGAGCTGTCTACTGCCAAATTACCGTTTGCGTCAAAGGCGGTGCCGCCAAGTATGCGTTGCCACTGAAGGACACCGGATGAGTTGTATTTTGCAAGCCCCATGTCATAGTTGCCTTGGCCGATAGATTGAGTGTAGTACGAAATGTAAACATTATTTGAGCTGTCTACTCCAATGCCACGGCCATAATCAAGACTGGAACCGCCTAAGAGTCTTTGCCATTGAAGATCTCCAGAGGCACTGTATTTGCAGACAAAAATGTCGTTGCTACCGGAAGTGGAATTGCCGGAGCCACTAAATCCAACAAGATATACATTGCTATCCGAGCTGTCTACGACAACGCTTCTGCAATACAAACTGTCTATGCAAACTAGAGAGCGTTGCCACTGAAGAGTTCCTGAGCTGTTGTATTTAACAAGATAGAACTGTGTGGGCCTGGTGCCATAACTGCTTTGGTACCCAGTAACGTAAATGTTCCCTGAGCTGTCTGCTGCGATTCCTTGGCCGTAATCGCTATTGGAGCCTCCTATTGTTCGTTGCCACTGCAGTGTCCCTGAAGAGTTATATTTAACAACTGAAAGGTCATAGCTTCCTGCGCCTTCAGAGTTTGTTGCTCCAGCAACGTAAACACTCCCATCACTAGTTGCCGTTACTCCCAACGAGTTTTCAGTACTTGTCCCACCTAGCGTGGCGATCCAGTAAGCATCACCACCGACATTGCCGGCAGCTGCAATTTGAAGTGTCTTTCCAAGCATCAGGCGTAGCTCCCGACATACGCACCATACAAAGTAGTGCTAACTTTCCAAAACACAAACACATCGTTTGCAGTCAGTGTTGGTGCGCTATTTCCCGAGCCAGTTACCCAAGTCAACGTTGGCCAGGTGATTGTATAGCTCGCTCCAGCGTTAAGCAGCAGCACAACAGTTTGACCGGCTTCAAGCGATTCGGTAAACGTCGTGTTTGCCGCGACAGTCTTACTCTGAATACTGCCGTTGGCTGGATCGATGTCCGTTCCAGTCAAGCTATAGGTTGTTTCCTTCAGCTCAGCGAAGGTCTGCTGTGCCGTAAAGCTTTGCGCTGCATTTGTTGCCGCCAGTACGTTCGTCGCGGTAGACGTAGCATCAGAATGCTGGATTGAATCTGCAACTAGCGTTCCAGCCATGTCAAATCACCGTGAAGAAAGAACCGGTCGAGATAGTAAGCGTGACGCCTGTAGCGACAGTGTAACTTGGCCCAAGCGCACCAGCATTAGTGCTGGACGGAATCGTTGTGTTAGACGAAAGCGTTTGCGGGTTGCTGAGATAATCTGCCGCCGCCGCTGAGGCGCCGATCTCAATAACTGAACCACCGTCTGTTTTGGTGAAC